ACCTATCTTTATCACAAACTACGATGAGTTTCAAGCATATTTTGGGGGGACTGAACCTACAAAATTTATAAACACACAAATCCCTAAGTATGAGGCGGCATATATTGCAAAGTCTTACTTACAACAATCTAATCAACTTTTTGTTACAAGAATTTTAGGTTTATCAGGTTATGACGCTGGACCATCTTGGAGCATTAAGGTAACTGCGAATGTTGACCCATTAACCGTAGGTCTTAGTCCTGCGACTGGTACAACATGGAGTGCACAGCTTACCGGTTCATCTTCAGGTAATACAGTACAATTTGTTGGTGGATCTCTTCCTCCAATAGTTCAAGCGTACATCAATAATCAATACAGATTGAATGGTGGTACATCAACATTAGGATTGGATTTTACATCGGAACTAGTAGATGTGGCACTGACCCCATCTTTATCGGCTAACACTACTGTAGTATATGGTGCTCTTCCTGAAAGTGATTATTATACCTTAACTGCAACTTATTCAAACGTTATTAATAAGTATGAATGTGATACAGTTAATATCGCAACTAACGACTTGTCATCTGATGCAAATGACCCATGGTATTACGCTAACTTTGATATTACATCAGGAAATGCATACTCAGGATATTCATTCTTTTATTATGTTTCTTCTTTAACAACAGGAGCATCTTCAACATTCTCTGGTACAGTATCAGGTAGTATTTACACTTATTCAGGGACAGCGTATTCTGAATATAACAACATGGTTGTAGCAACTTTACGTTCTAGAGGTATATCTTTATATATTAATAGTTCAACAAGTGATAACCACGGACCAATTTATGAGGTTAGTGGATTGACTGATTTACAATTGGTATGTACTGAGCAATACTCAGGAGTTACTCAATCTCCATTTGAAGGATTCTTAATTTCAGGTGTTACAAAGGATAATGATAATTTCTCTTTTGAGACATCCATGTCTCCTTCTTCACCAAAGTTCATTACAAAAGTATTAGGTGTTGATAATTTCGGAAAGTCAAGAAATGAAGTTCCTGTATATGTTGAAGAAATTTATCCATCTACTTTGACTTACGCTTATAATCAAGGATATATTCGTGGATTAAATTGTAATTTAATTGCTCTTGAAGGAGCTAGAAGTGAAGACCCACAATCAATAGCATACAATGCAACTCAATATAAGTCACCAAGTACTCCTTATTTAGTATCTGAACTTAGAGGTAATAAGGTTTATAACTTATTCAAATTTATATCAATTTCTGATGGTAATGCGGCGAACACAGAAGTAAAAGTTTCTATCGCTAACTTATCATTTAATAATATGTCATTTGACGTATTGGTTAGAAATTTCTTCGACACAGATGCTAATCCTGTGGTAATCGAGAAATTCACTAACTGTAACATGGATCCTAATTCACTCAAAGAGAATACTCTTCAGTAAGTAACCCTTCACCAGTTCCAATTTTCAAAACAAAATATTATTTCCCTGGTGAAGTAATTTACAACCCTCCATTTGGAGCACCAACCGATGTAACTGAATCTTCAGGAGATATTGTTAGAAGAAGTTATTTAGGTTTCTCAAGTCAGTTTGGAATTGATGATTCATTCTTACAATATAAAGGAACACAAAATCCTTTGAATTGGGTAACATCTCCGCTTCCTGTTGAAGGGGCACCATGGAATTATTTAAGTAAAGGTTTCCACATGGATTCAGGAGCAACCGTTGTTACGATTTCTAACTCTTCACTAACAAGTGGTCAAACAGCATTCGAATGTGGTGTCGCTGACTTCACAAGAGACCCTGAAACTCAAGAAAATCCTTACTACTTCATTTATTCAAGAAAATATACTATATGTTTTGCTGGAGGTTTTGATGGATGGGACATTTACAGAGAGTTCAGAACTAACGAAGACAGATTCCAATTAGGAGCGACAGGTTTCTTGGCAGGTGCATCACCTTCTACAAGATATCCAAATGCGACTGGTGACGGATTATTTAAGAGAATTGTGGTTCAAAACAATACTCAAGATTTCGCAAACACCGACTACTACGCTTACTTACTTGGTATCTTAACGTTCGCTAACCCTGAATCAACTAACATCAACGTATTTGCAACGTCAAGTATTGATTATGTCAACAACTCTAACCTTGTAGAAGAAGCTATCGACATGGTACAATTCTCAAGAGCGGATTCAGTTTACATCGCAACTACACCTGATTACTTAATGTATACACCTGACGCAACTAATCCACAGGATATTATTTATCCTCAAGAAGCGGTTGATAACTTGGATAACACTGGTATTGACTCTAACTACACAGCAACTTACTATCCTTGGATTCTTACAAGAGATACTGTTAATAACACACAAATCTATCTTCCACCAACAGGTGAAGTTTGTAGAAACTTGGCATTGACAGATAACATTGCATTCCCTTGGTTCGCATCAGCGGGTTACACAAGAGGTCTTGTGAACTCAATCAAAGCGAGAGTTAAGTTGACTCAAGAAGATAGAGATACTTTGTATCAAGGTAGAATCAACCCAATTGCAACATTCTCTGATGTGGGAACTGTAATTTGGGGTAACAAAACCTTACAAGTTGCTGACACAGCACTTAATAGATTGAACGTAAGAAGATTGTTACTTCAAGCTCGTAAGTTGATTTCAGCAGTAGCGGTAAGATTGTTGTTCGAACAAAACGACCAAATCGTTAGACAACAATTCTTGGATAGTGTTAACCCTATCTTAGATTCAATCAGAAGAGACAGAGGTCTTTATGACTTTAGAGTAACAGTTTCTTCTTCACCTGAAGATTTAGATAGAAATACATTAACAGGAAAGATATACTTAAAACCAACGAAGGCATTAGAATTCATCGATATCGAATTCTTCATCACTCCAACAGGAGCTTCGTTCGAAAATATCTAATAATTAATAGGGGGGTAAAATCCCCCCTTTAGCCAAATGAAAAAAGTTTTTACAGAAGGATTCAAAAGTGAGGGTACACCAGACTTAAAATATTATGCGTTCGATTGGGACGATAATATAGTTCATATGCCGACTAAAATTTTAGTTAAAGATGAGAGTGGTAATGAGGTTGGGATGTCTACTGATGATTTCGCTGAGTTTAGGCATCAAATAGGAAAAGAACCATTTAATTATAAAGGTAACACAATTGTAGGTTATAGTGACTCTCCATTTAGAAACTTTAGAACCGATGGGGATAAAGATTTTTTGGTGGATGCAATGAGGGCAAAAGAAGGTCCAGCGTTTGATGATTTCAGAGAAGCAATCAATAACGGTTCAATATTTGCTATAATTACTGCGAGGGGGCACAATCCAAACACTATAAAAGAAGCAATTTATAATTATATTATAGAAGGGTTCAACGGGATAGATAAAGACGAGTTAATTAAAAATCTTAAAAAATATCGGTCTTTTGTAGGTGAAGATGAAATGAGTGATGAAGAATTAATTAAGTCATATTTGGAACTTAATAAGTATCATCCAGTATCTTTTGGTGATGACCAAGGAGCGGTTAATCCTGAAGAAGCTAAAGTGGAGGCTATGGAGGCTTTTGTAAATTACATTAAAGCAATGGCTGCAGTATTAAATAAAAAAGCATTCTTAAAAAAGGATATTAGTAATAAATTCAATCCAGATAACTTATCTATAGGATTTAGTGACGATGATCCAAAAAATATAGAAGTAATGCAAAAACACTTCAAAAATAAACCAGATAATATAGTAAAGACTTATTCTACTGCTGGAGGAGTTAAGCAGGAAGTTAAATAAGAATATCGTTTTCAAAAAAAAAGTAAATAGAAAAATTTTTGTGAAAGGATATATTTATCAATAAAATAACAAAAACAAAAAAATTAAAAACACATGGCTGATTTGTTAATGAAAATGCCGATTCCTTACGAACCAAAACGACAGAATCGTTTTATCCTAAGGTTTCCATCATCTCTTGGTATAAATGAATGGTTTGTTGAATCTTCTGCAAGACCACATATTGTTATAAACCCAGTTCCAATTCCTTTCTTGAATACTGAAACTTATGTCGCAGGTAAATTCACTTGGCAAACAATTCCAGCGGTGTTTAGAGATCCGATTGGACCTTCAGCGGCTCAGGCTCTTATGGAGTGGGTACGTTTACATGCTGAATCTGTGACAGGTCGTATGGGTTATGCCGCGGGTTATAAAAAAGATGTTGACCTTGAAATGTTGGACCCAACAGGAGTTGTTGTAGAAAAATGGATTCTTTATGGAACATTTTTGACTGATGTAAACTTCAACGCTTTGAGTTACGCACAAGACGGACTAGCGACAATTAATGCAACACTTAGAATGGACCGTTGCGTACTTGTTTACTAATTTATCAAGATACTATTTACTAAAATTCAAATACAATTATTTTTAACCGTAAAGCACTAAACTTTACGGTTAAATTTTTATATGGATAATCAAGCAAGAGAACACGGACAATCGAATTTTACGTTACCTCACGA